CGATCTCGCACAAAAGCTCTTCTTTCTCCCGGCGTCTTCTTTCGTTTTTGGTTTCGGGGCGGGGGGCTTTAAGTTCATCCCTTGTGATTTCGCGGACGCGCGTCCCTTCGCGTTCAGACCCCCCTTGGGGTCTTTGCCTTCTGCTCTTTGCCACGCCGGAGTCTTAGCCATTTTGTTTCGGCCACGTGATGTTAAACGGGTCTGGCTGGGTGGTGATATCTCGTAGTTCCTGACGATACGTTGCCCACGCTGTTTTGTCAACCGGAACGTCTGCAACCTGCGTCCAGTCTGAGTCTTTCAACATTTGATTACGCTGGCTACGGATTACGCTCCACTGCGTATCAATTCGCGCCTGAAGTTCTTCAGCAGTCAGAGGCTCAACGTCAACAATGCAGCACATCCCGTCATATAGATGCGGGGCAGCAGACACAAGCTTCTCTGTTGCGTGGTCGTAGGGCTTCCATGCCGAGATGATGTAGTAGCCAGCTTCAGCAACCCACTCCGGCGTCGGCCCACGGTCACCAAATGATGTGTTAGGCCACCATTCTGTGTGGTCCTTGATGATGAGGTCTTGATTAGCAAGTTGCATGGTTACCTCGTTGGGAATGCGGCTGTCGGCGTTGTAATTGTACGAGCGTATCTTGTGATGCGAATGTCTTGCAGATAACCATTTAAAGGCGTTGTTCCTGTTCTACTTGCGCCAACGTACAAAATATCGGTCTGGTTAAAGTTGTCATTTACAGCACCGCCGCTAGTCGCTTCAACAGAACCGTTGATATAAATTTTGAGGTTGCCAGTCGCAGACCCGGAGCGAACAACTGCAAAGTAGTACCAAGTCGCTGCCGCCAAAGTCGTAGTAGCGCCAGTTAAGTTTGATGCCGTGTAACTAAACTGAAGCCGGTTGCCAGACGTTACGTTTACAGACCATCCGGTGCTCGCCGCTCCTTTGCTGACAAGTCCATAAGCCACTCCGTTTGCCGTCAAATAAAACCAACCATCAATCGTAAAATCGCTCGTGCCGAGTTGAAGCTGAGGCTTATCAATAGTTGTCAACCAATCCCCAGTCCCATCAAACCTCATGCTTGTCGGCGGCCACTGAGCAGTAATTGTGGTGCTGGCCTGAGCATCCCCAACCGTAATCGCGTTGTTCTGCACCGCAGCGTCGTAGATTCCCGCGTTGGAGAAGTTGGTGAGTATAGCAGTGTTTGATGAGGGGAAGACGGTGTTGACGTTGGTCGTGCTTGAGTAACTTGCCGCGCTGGTTGAACCTGCGGCTGTCAATGGAGCAAGAGTGGGTGGGGTGAATGCGCCTGAATAGACGGAAACACCGTTAATTACACGGGCATTTGAAATATAGCCTGTGTAAAAATGATTTGCATTATTGTTTTGACCAAACGCAAAAGACCCCGTTGCTATATTTCTGTTTGTTAGTGTTGTTGTGCCAGTAAGAGTCTGTGATACGCCGTTGACATACAAAGCTATTGCGTTTGACGTAACGGATGCGGCAATATGCGTCCAAGCGTTTAATGGAATTGTTGTGTTACCCGTACAGGTTTTAGCTGCCCCATCAAACCAATATAATTGCAATAGCCTTGAAGAAGGTATGCCAAAACTTATGTCGTTACTTGCAGTGGTTGGCAACATACTACCAATAACTACTGGAATAGTGCCAGTAGGGGCTACTGTTGGATAAATCCAGCACTCAATAGTAAATGTAGTGGATGTTATTGGTATTATAGTGCCGGAACCAACTAAATAATTTCCAGTGCCCCCTAAGTACCCGCTCCCACCATACGCCGCAGGGGTATACGAAGCTACTGGTGAGAACGGCTGGAATGCTTGGACTGTTGGCGTTGAAGTTGTGGTAAATGCAATGTTGTTGGCGCTGTTGTCTCTGAATCTATTGCTCTGGCAAGTAAGTAGTGTAGTGCTGGCGCTTGAGAATGATGTGTTGACGTTGGTTGTGCTTGGGTAGCAAGCCGCGCTTGCCGCGCCTGATGTTTGCAATGGTGCCAACGAAGGCGGCGTAAAAACTGTAACGCCTTTATTTCCCGCAGCATACACCGCAACTCCATTTACAAAACGCACATTGCTAATGTAGCCGCTAAAAGTATTTGCAGATGCAATGTTAACAGTAACCGTTGTATCAGTCCATGTCCCCATGGATGTGTCGTTATTATTAATCCGAACACCATTTAAATACAGATAGTAAGTTGCAGTTCCTGTTGAATTATTCCTAGTCCAAGCTACATGATTCCACGCATTAGTCGTAGGAAGAACTGTTGCCCCGGTAATAAAATTAGCACTATTTGACCTTACACCCCAACCGCTATTAAAATAATATAGTTGCCAACCATTATTGCTGGCCCCGTTTAAAGTGGCAAGTAAATAAATAACTGATGCTGATGGCGCAACCGTCGGATAAAACCAGCATTCAACTGTAAAATTATTACTTCCAAATGCACCAACTGATGTGCTGGTATTACCAATTTGAGAGGCGGGAATAAAATAATTACTCCAATACCCGTTAGGCCAATACGGAGTCACAGAACCCTGTGTTGCTGAACCGTTGCGGGTGATAGGGAAGGCGTAGTTGCTGTTGTCAATGAACGTGTTGTTCTGTACGCCGTTTGTTGCGCTGACAAAGTTGCTGTCTGCGAGGTTGACTAGCAGACTTGTATTGGACGCTGCAAACGAAGTGTTGACGTTGATTGTGCTTGGATAGCTTGCTGCACTTGCCGAGCCTGATGTTTGCAAGAACGCTAGTGTGGGTGGGGTGAATGTTCCGGTGTAGACTGCCGTGCCATTAACAATGCGAGCATTTGAAATGTATCCGGAAAAAAATACTCCGGGAGCAGTATTAACATAAGTTGCAGCAATGTAATTTACGGTGCTTGAATATAGTGTACCAAAAGTAAATGTGTAAACTGAAACTCCGTTTATCCATAAAGTGCCTGCGTTTACGTTTCTAGTAACCGCTATATGGTTCCAAGTATTTATCCGAACACTACCTTGATTTCCTGATGAAACCGCCCAATTATTTCCGCTTTGCGAATGTAAAATATATGCAGCCGAACTACTTAGTCCGACCCTAATTCCAGCGTATGTTGTTGTATTGCCTAAAAGATAAAATATAGTTTGGTCTGATGTAGAAGTGGTATATACCCAAGCTTCTAATGTAAAACTACCAGTAGTTGATAGCGTCAAAGGAGACGTTGGCAATAATAAACAGTCTGCCGTACCGTTAAAAAACCCAGCGCCCGGACTGGCTGTAGGCGCGGTGAATGTGCTGGGGTACCAGTATCCCGATACCTGTGGAGTGCCGTTTACTGTGATTGCAAAGTTGTTGGTGCTGTTGTCTTTGAACCTGTTGCTTTGGCAAATGAGTAACTGTGTATTAGCAATCGGTGCTAAAGGCGCAGTAGGAACCGTCATTGTAGATGCTGTATATAACTCAGAGTTTGTAACTCTTAAGTTTGATATGTAACCAACAAAAGGTGTGCCAGTTCCGTTTCTTGCGCCTATGTTAATAGCGGTTTGGCTGGTTGGTGCTGCTATTGCGGTTGGGCCACCAACCCTAGTTCCGTTTAGATAAATGCTATAGTTGTTTGATGCGCTTTTTACACAGGCAATATAGTTCCATTGATTTAAAATTGGAGTTGAGGCTACGGTAGACCCACCGGCTAACCCAAACAAAATTTGACCGCTCTGCGAGAAGATAACAAGGTTCCCGATAGAACCTGTACCTGCCTCATATATTACCAAGACTGAAGTATAACTACTTGCGTAAACCCAAAATTCTATGGTTTGGGCTGTTGAAACTGGATTTAAATTTGCAGATGTTACGCTAAGAGCGCCATTGCTAAAAAAATTTCCCCAATACCCATCAGTTTGATAAGGCGAAACCCAGCCTGTGCTTGGTGCGCCCGTGCGGGTAACGGTAAAGTTGTTTGTGCTGGAGTCAACTACAGTCGTGCTGCGCGAGGACGAATCACCTGTGTCCAACAACAACGGGACATAGGGGAAAAATGGGTCTGTAGTGCCACCAGTACTGGGATTGCGAAAGAAAGTCTTGCTAGTGGACAACATCAGAAATTCGCCCCGGATTGGATGCCGTACCAGTTAGTGCCATCTGAAATGAACGAATAGATGTCCGTCTTTGTATTGGTCAAAGTGGCTGTTGGCGTTGTCCCGCCGGGGTACTTGAGCGAACCAGATGGCGAAGCAAAGGACAAGCTAGTAGGTATTGACGCATAGACCACAAGGACGGTCAATGATTTGCCCGCAGCGGGAGAAGGCAGCGTAATCGCATTCGCGCCAACCATCGTCGTAATTGTCTGGAAGGTTCCGTTCGTCAACGACAATGTGATTGCATTACCCGTCACCGTCGCCGTGAAGTTGGTCTCAGTGTAGTTTGTGACTGTGGGGTTGGTTAACGTCATCGTGCCTGATGCCGCCGCTATTGTCCCCGTCGCACTGACTGTAATCGTGCTATTCTGAAGCGTCGTGCCGTCAGTACCGTTAAACCGCGCAATAGCCGTATCTGTAGACGACACCGGACCCGCGATTGACCCCGCTTGAGCCAATAATGACCAGTTCCCCGGTAGCGACGGCGGGACCGTCGCGCTTGATGTGGCAACCGTACAGATGTACGTTGAACCGTTGTAATAGACGTTATCGTTGACCGCGTAGCTTGTTCCACCAACAAAAGTACCACGCCAAGTGAATGACGTTCCGTTGGTTCCGTTCGTACCGTTAGTGCCGTTCGTACCATTAGTCCCGGCAACAGCCACATAGCTCCAATAAGCCGTTTGTGTTGCAGGGTTTTGGTTGGTTCCGTTCTGGATAGAGATATAGCTGGACCCGTTGTAGTAAACCATATCGTTCACTACATAAGCCGTTGCGCTCGACCAAGTGCCTTTATAAGCAAAACCAGCCGAATACCCAAGGCTATTCCACGCAGTTGAACCCGTGCCAACCTTAAATCGGTTGGTGTCAGTCTCAACCCCCATCTCACCTACAGCAAGCGTAGGATTAGCCGAGGTCCACGCCGCCGCAGTACCGTTTCTTATCTGTATCTGAACGGCCATTATGGCGTTCCTCCGTCAATTGCGGTAATCCCGCCATAGTTGCTTGTTGGCGTTCCACCGTCAAGGTTTGGACTACCGCCTCCACCACCGGTTTGAGTAGCCCAATAAAGCGTACCCGCCCCATTGGTCGATAGCACTTGCGCGGAAGACCCATCAATACTGGGGAGCGTCCAAGTTACATTGGTACCGATTGTTGATGGAGCTTTAAACGCAACATAGTTACTGCTGTCAGCATCAGCAAAACGTAACGCACCCTGAGTGCCTAATTGTACGTTAGTGCCGTCCCAAGTAAAATTTGCAGACCCACCAAAAGAACCAGAATTATTAAACTGGATTTGTGTGTCTGAACCACCGGGACTGCCGCCGCCACCAGTATATTGCGGGATGTTAAGTGTGTTCCCTATAAACGTGGCTGCGCCGCTTGTTCCCGTAGTAGTCAGCGTAATTGGCGCTTGATAGTCTGTTCCGGCTGTTGCCGCGCTGATTGCGGTGCCATTACCCTTGAGAAGTCCAGTAACACTGGTTGAAAGTGTAATGGCCGGGGTGGTTGTTGGGTTGGAGACTGTGCCAGCCAAGCCATTAGCAGAAACAACAGAAACGCTAGTAACCGTACCAGAACCGCTACCAGCCGGGGTAGCCCAAGTTCCGTCCCCTCTCCAAAATGTTGTGCTGGAAGCCCCCGTGCCGCTCCCCAAATTGGTTACCGGCAAATTGCCGGTTACTTGCGTAGCCAAATCGACGTTGGCAAGTGTGCCGCCAAGCGTCAAGCTTCCACTGCTTGTGACTGTTCCAGTAAGCGTAATGCCGTTGACTGTGCCTGTGCCGCTAACAGAAGTAACCGTTCCGCCGCTAGTTGCGTAGTTTGGAATGTTAAGCGTGTTACCAACAAACGTAGCCGCCCCACTGGTTCCCGTCGTGGTTAGCGTAATTGGAGCTTGATAATTTAATGAGGGGATATCTGCTGCAACAAGCGCACGAAATGTAGGAACGCCCGCAGTTCCATTTGGCGCAGATAAAACATAGTTAGCAGTCTTGCTTGCATACGGATTTAATGTATCCCCGTAGGCGGAGTTCAGACTAATAGTGGGTGTCGCTCCGCCACTAGACGCAACAGGCGCAGTTGCTCCAACGCTGGTAACCGTTCCAGAATTGGTTGCAGATAAAGTCCCGGTAGAAAAGCTTAGCCCAGAACCAACCGTGACATTGGAGAACCCACCAGCACCGTTGCCGTATAGGATTGATGTCCCAGACGTAGCAGGTGCATAGTCAGTTCCGCTTGTCGCCGCGCTAATCGCCGTGCCATCACCTTTGAGTACGCCGGTAACAGTCGTAGAAAGAGTGATTGCTGGGGTCGTGGTGGCGTTTGCCACTGTACCTGCCAAACCGTTAGCAGAGACAACCGAGACTGTTGTAACCGTCCCAGTACCACCGCCTCCCCCACTATACTGGGGAATATTGAGCACATTGCCAACAAATGTGGCAGCACCACTTGTGCCGGTTGTGGTCAGCGTTATGGGTGCCTGATAATCAGTACCCGCTGTGGCAATTGTAATTGGGGTGGTGCCTGTACCCTTTAAGATACCGGTGAGTGCTACTGCGCCAGTACCACCGCTTCCAACACTAAGCGTCCCACCCAGCGTAATAACGCCAGCAGTCGTGACAGGACCGCCGGATGTGGTCAGTCCGGTAGTACCCCCGGAAACATCAACGGAGGTTACCGTACCCGAACCACTACCCCCACCAGAGAAAGGCTCTGTGAGTAGGACAACTGACATTACAAACCTTCGATAAAGGCTTGCGTTTTTGCCAACAGTGCGGCTTTGATATCTGCTACTTCTGCTTGCAAGGCTTCAGTTGCTATTTGTGCCGTTGCCAAACTTTGAGCTTGTGCGTTAGCCGCAGCGGTGGCTGCTTTAGCTTCTGCTTCTGCTCGTTTAACGTCAGCTAACGAAATTTCGGCTTGCGACAACACAGCATCCGATTGGTCTTTCTGCGCTTTAGCTTGAGCTATCAAAGTATCAGCTTGCTCCTGTGCGTACGCAAGAATAGCCGCAGCATCTGCGTGAGCACTCCCAACAATACTGTCGGCTTGAGCTTTTGCATCTGCTACCGCTTGCGCTGCCGCTACGCGGTCGGCGTCTGCTTTTGCCCTAGTAGCCAGAATCTCAGAGACTGGACCAACCAACTCCACATACTTTTTATTTTCAGCAGTGGCTTCAG